TCAGCACCAATCGGGGTGATAATCTTTGCCACGGGGTATCTGACCGGGAGGGTGCGATGATGGATATGCGCCTCATCAAAGCACTGATGGTGCAGCCGCCGCTGTTGCTGATGCTTGAGGGTGAACGGGAATCGCGATGACCAAGCGTAAGACAGTCACACCGGAACACATCGCCACAATATGCGATCAAATGGCTTCAGGCACATCACTACGCAAAGCGGCCAAGGAACTAGGCCTTAACGAAAGTGCTGTTCGGTATCATTTGACTAAGAGCAGTGAGGCTTTTGCGCATTCCGCCCGCGCACGAGAACTGGGCTGCGATGCTTTAGCAGATGAGTGCCTGGAGATTGCGGACGACCCTATAATTGATCCAGCGGACAAACGCATTCGGATCGACACACGGATTCGGCTGATTGGCAAATGGTCACAGCGCTATTCGGACAAATTGAACATCACCAACAAAACGGAGGTCATTCACAAATATGACCTCGACAAACTCACAGACGAACAGCTTGATGCGGTTGAGTCCATCCTTGCCCACGCTTCTACAGGTGAAGCAGGCGAGGGCGAGACGCTCGCTTCTAGCGTTCACTGATTACACGCTTCCGCAATACAAGCGGGCGAGCCACCATGAACTGATAGCGGCCAAACTGGAGGCTGTAGAGCGCGGCGAGATTGACCGCCTGATGATATTCATGCCGCCACGGCACGGTAAGTCGGAACTGGCAAGCAAGCGGTTTCCTGCTTGGTGCCTGGGGCGCGATCCAACGCGGCAAATCATCGCGGCCAGCTATAACAGCGATCTAGCCAATGACTTTGGCCGCAATGTTCGCAACATCGTGGCGGAACCTGAATTTGGGCAATGCTTCCCCGGTGTATCGCTGGCAACGGATAGCGCGGCTGCAAACCGCATGAACACCAACAAGGGCGGAACATACGTTGCCGCTGGTGTTGGTACGGCGGTAACAGGACGCGGCGCACATATTGCGCTGATTGATGACCCGTTCAAAGACCGCGAGGAGGCGGACAGCGAACGCAGGCGCGAGACGGTTTGGGATTGGTACAGGTCAACGCTCTACACGCGGCTAATGCCTGGCGGGGCGATTGTCCTGATCCAGACACGCTGGCACGAGGATGACCTTGCAGGCAGGCTGTTAGAGGAAGGCGGCGACACTTGGGACGTTCTGGAACTACCGGCCCTAAATGAGCAGGGTGAGGCGCTATGGCCTGAATGGTATCCGGTTGAAGCCTTGCAACGCATCAAGAACGCAGTTGGCCCGCGTGAATGGTCGGCACTGTATCAGCAGCAGCCGCAACCGGATGACGGGACGTTCTTTCAGCGGGAATGGTTCAAGGAATGGACCACGCTTCCGCCGGTTCGATATTACGGCACCAGTGATTACGCTGTCACTGATGGCGGCGGCGATTACACTGTCCACACTATTTGGGGCATTGATAGCCAAGGCGATGTGTACCGCGTTGACCAATGGCGCGGGCAAACAACGTCCGATGTGTGGATCGAAAGCAAGTTAGACCTAGTGGCCAAATACAAGCCGCTGTGTTGGTTTGGTGAAGGCGGCGTGATCCAGAAGGCAATCGAGCCGATGCTGAAGCGCCGGATGCGTGAACGCAACGTACATTGCCGGATCGAATGGATGCCAAGCGTACAGGACAAGCCAACGCGGGCTAGGTCATTTCAGGCAATGGCTGCAACGGGCCGTGTGTATTTTGAACAGGGCGCGGACCTTAGCGAATACCTAGTGTTCCCCGCTGGCAAGAATGATGACGAAGTTGATACGGCCAGCCTGATCGGCAGAGCCATTGACCAAGCGCACCCGGCAATCCTGGCAGCGCAAACGAGCAGGACTAAACGCGATGGCTACTGGCCAAGCGAACAGTCGGACAATGATTGGATAACTGCCTGATGGACAACAAAGATACCGTCCGTGCGGGCGATACACTGACGCGCCTTGTCGCATCCTTTGAGGAAGCGGAACAGGCATCGCAGGACGCCCGCACCGAGGCGGAACGCGCCCGTGATTACTATGACGGACGCCAGCTTACATCGGTCCAGATTGCCGCCCTGAAGAAGCGCAAGCAGCCAATCGTCATTGAGAACCTTATCCGCCCGAAGGTTGATTACCTTTGCGGGCTAGAGCGCCAGACACGCACCGACCCTAAAGCATATCCGCGCACCGCAACGCATGAGGACGACGCCAACAGCATCACCGATGCCTTGCGCTATGCAGCGGACGATACGGAACTGGACATCAAGCGATCTGGCGTGTTTCAGGATATGCTGGTCGAGGGTTTTGGCGGCGTAGAGATTGGCGTTAAGCAGACCCGCAGCGGCATTGATCCGGAGATAACCCATATCGGTTGGGACCGGCTGTGGTTTGATCCGCATTCGTGTAAGCCTGACTTCAGCGATGCAATGTATCTGGGCTTCGTCACATGGATGGACCTTGCCAAGGCCAAGCGCCAATGGCCGGACGCTGCGGCAATCCTTGACCAGACCATGAGTAAGGGCGCTTCGGGCGGAACAACCGAGACATACGGCGATAAGCCCAAGTCGCAGGTGTGGGCTGACAGCAAGCGCCGCCGTGTTCGCATTGTGACCGTATACGACCAGACCGAAGGCGAATGGCAGCGCGGCGTGTTCACACTTTCCGGTGAACTGGAACCGCTGGCTCCGTCACCCTATCTGGACGAGGAACAGAAGCCCGCCTGTGCGCTAATCATGCAAGGTGCCTACGTTGACCGCGATAATGACCGTTACGGCCTTGTACGCGACTATATGAGCCTTCAGGACGAGGTGAACAAGCGCCGGTCCAAGTTCCTGCATTTGTCGAACAGTCGGCAGGTGCGTGTATCGGCGGCAAGCGGCCTTAGTGCCGATCAGGTGCGCAAGGAAATGACCGCGCCCGATGGCGTGATTATCGCTGGACAAGGCGAAGTTGAGGTTATCGGAACGGGCGATATGGCTGCGGGTCATTTCAACCTGCTTGCCGAGGCCAAGGAAGCTATCAAGTCGGTTGGTCCTAACGCCACGATGGCGGGCAAGGGCAGCGAAAGCCAATCAGGCCGCGCTATCATGGCGATGCAGCAAGGCGGCATGACCGAGGTTGCGCCGATCCTGGACGGGCTGCGGCATTTCAATATCCGTGTGTACCGCGCATTATGGGACCGTATCCGCCAGTTCTGGAACGAGGAACGCTGGGTCCGTGTGACCGATGATGAAAAGAACGTCCGCTTTGTTGGCCTGAATACGACCAAGGGCAAGATGGCGGCGCTAAAGATTCGCGAGGCCATGAAGAAAGGCCAGATTGACGAACAGCAAGCCATGATGATGGGGCAGCAGATTGCAATGGACCCCGCCATGCAGGAACCGGCCAACGTGATTGCCGAAGTTGACGTCGATATTCAGATTGACGAGCAGATGGACGCGCCAACGCTCCAGATGGAACAGTTCGAGCAGCTTACCGCTATGCTCCCCGCGATTACGCAGGCGCGGCCTGATAGAGCGCCGCAGATTGTGCAGTTGATGATTGAAGCATCCAGCCTGCGCAACAAGGACAAGCTGCGCGAATTGCTGGAGGAACAGCCGCCTAGCCCTGAAGCACAACAGATGCAGCAGATGATGCAGGCCATGCAGGCACAGATGGCGCAACTGGAAATGGCTGCAAAACAGGCCGAGATTGAAAAGACACAAAGCGAAACAGTTGAGAACACCGCCGATGCGAACGCAAAGATGGCCGGTATTCAGATTGACGCAATGCAGGCCGGAATGGCGGCGTGATCGACCGTATCAAGGCCGCGTTCCCGCTGGCAGATGAGATTGCGACCGAAGTAGAAGGCTTCGGTTTCGCCCGTGCAATCGTGGTCCGCAATGGCGACCGCACCCATGCACTAAGTGTTACGCCTCCCGATGACGTAGATTGGGCAATCGCCAAGCTGCGTTCGTGGGGCGCAAAGTAATTCCAACGTCGAGATGACAGTAGGATGCCGCCGCCGGGGCAACGGGCGTTTAATAGTGCCGCCAACTTTAAGGGCGTATGAGGAAAACCAATGACCGAAGGTCCAACGCTAGATAGCATTTTCAACGATGACGAGCCACAAGACGCCGCAGAGGTCGTACAGACTGAAACGGTATCCGAAACCCCCGAGACAACCGAGCAAGCCGCACAGCGGGCTAGGGACGAACAGGGACGATTTGCAGCAAAGACGGGCGTAGATGACGCGGTGCCGCCGACCGACAAACTGCCGCAAGAGGATTACAAGGCAATCCGCGAGGAACGCGAAAAGCGCCAGGCACTAGAACGGGAATTGGCAGAACTTCGCCAGCAATTCACACAGCAGCAAGAACCGCCAGCGCCAGCGCCTTCCGTATGGGAGGACGAAAACGCATGGGGCGGGCAGTTGGTTAACACCGCTGTCCAACAGGCTTCGCAAAACTCCCGCTTGGATATGTCAGAAATGATGGTCCGGCAGGCGAATGAGGACTTTGAAGAAGTCAAGGCGCAGTTCCTTGATATGGCCAAGGACAATCCTTCTTTGGCGCAGCAAGCCCTTGCCGATCCGCACCCGTGGAACAAAGCCTATCAAATGGCCAAGAACCACAAAACCATGACCGAACTGGGCGCGGTCAATGTTGCTGACCTAGAAGCAAAGATAGAGGCGCGGTTGCGTGAAGAAATGGCAGCGGCAACGCCAGCCAATACGCAGCCAGCCATTCCCCGTTCACTTGCGGGCGATCAATCAAGCAGGGCATCGGCACAAGCGCCAGCCCAGTCGATGACGCTCCAGGATATTCTGAACGGATAACCCAATGATTGCACACGCTGCGAAGCGTCTGCTTTCCCTTAGATGGAACTAATACAATGGCATTCACTACTGTAACCGCAGCCAACATTGAAGAAAAATGGGATAATGATTTCTTCACTGCTTATGTCCGTACCAACCGTTTCAAGCGGTATATGGGCACTGACTCCAATTCGGTTATCCACACAAGCATGGACCTTACCAAATCAGCGGGCGATGGCATCACCTTCCCCCTGATCGGTGAATTGACCGGCTCTGGTCAGACCGGCAACGGCCTGCTTGAAGGCAACGAAGAAGCACTAGGCAACTACGGTCACAAGATCGAAGTAGCCTATCGCCGCCACGCTGTTGCAGTCACTGACAATGACCAGCAGTTCACGGGCATCCAGCTTCGTGATGCAGCCAAGCCGCAGTTGAAGAACTGGGCAATGAAAAAGCTGCGCACGGACATCATCACCGCACTTGGTTCAATCGGCGGCATTGCTTACGGCACTGCCTCTGCTGCACAGCGCAACGCTTGGCTGGTTGCCAATGCTGACCGCATCATGTTTGGTGACGGTTCTGTTGGCGGCTATGTGACCCTTGCAACGGACATCTCGGCTGTAACTGCCGGAATGAAGTTGACCAAGGAAGTTGTCAGCAAGGCCAAGGCCCGCGCTGAAGCTGCAAGCCCAAGCATCCGGCCTGTAACGGTTGGCGAAGATAGCGAGAATTTCGTTATGTTCACCGATGCCCGTGCATTCCGCGACCTGAAAACGGATCTCGCAACCAGCCTGCAAAATGCGCAGGAACGCGGAGACAATAACCCGCTGTGGCGTGATGGCGATCTGATGTGGGATGGCGTTGTCATTCGCAAGATTCAGGAAATTGCCAGCCTAGGCGCAGTTGGTGCAGCCGCCGCTTTGGTATCGCCTTACTACCTGTGCGGTGCGCAGTCGATTGGCGTTGCCTTTGCCAAGACCACGAAAACGACCACGGACACCCGTGATTACGGCTTCGTGAACGGCGTTGGCATTGCTGAAATGCTCGGCGTTGAGAAGTTTCAGTACAACAGCAAGGACCACGGTGTTTTCACCGGCTTTGTTGGTGCGACTGCACTTTAACTAAATGGGGCGGGGCTGTAATGGTCCCGCCCTTTATTTTGGGGGTGTCGAATGGTACAGATTAAGCATTCCACCACCACAGGAAGTTTAACGCCAGGGGTCCGCATTGGCGCGGACGCTTGGGATGCAGCCCACACGGTCCCCATTGCCTCGCAGGCGGAAGCTGAACAGGGGACGTCTGACGAAGCATTGATGACGCCGGAACGCACCGCACAAGCGATTGCGGCGC